TTCTTGATTTCTCTTGTGGATTTTGCAATTGCCTTACCAAGATAAAGTGTTTGCGCCCAAGACGAATCTTGCTTTTCCGGTATGACAGGTATCTTATACAATGGTATAAGTTCCGTTCCAGCAGATAAATGTTTTATCGTAGGTTTGTCTGCAATGTACGCAGCACGTCTTGGCTCTTTAACCAATTCAGCACCTGCTTCACCAAACAATGCAAGACCATCTGATTTGTGAATACCACCTTCAGCATAAGCCGGTATTTTAGTTGCCAATGCAGTAGCAAGTTGAGCAGCACCGAGCGCACCTATGGATATTGCTAACGGAATACCAAGACCACCTTCTATTTTTAATGCGTTGACTATTGCAACAGTAGTTCCTAAGATGATTTCTGATATAGCAACTTCTTTGTTAAACACTGCTTGGTCGTGTTTTATTTTTCTTTCTTGGCGAGCAAATTCTTCATCCCTTGCAGCTTTCTGAGCTTGCAATTGAACTTCGTAGGCGTTCTTCTCTTTTTCTGACAAGGTAGAACGTTGAAGTGCCTCAATCTCGGCATCGGCAGTTTTGTCATATTCTTCTTGTAATTTTTGAAGTTGTTCAATACGAGATTCAAATGCAGCATTTCCGATTGTCTGAATTAGATTAAACATTTCTTTCTCAAATGCTTCCCAATTAGCTTCAATTTGTTTTTGAGCTTCTTCATCAGCTTTTATACGTTTGACAACTGAATCTTGTGCAGTTTTCAATCTATGTTTAGCTGCTTGGTCATTAGTATCGTCAATCTGTTTTTGCATCTTATCATATTCATCTTTAAAACCTTTAGCCAAACCACGAGCTGTATCACCGCCACCAGATGCTATTGAATAAATTGCAGTTTGAAGTTTTGCCTTAACATCATTTTGCAATCCTGTTAATCTTTTAATCTCTTTTTGGTCGTCAACTTCTTGAGCTTTATCTATTTTAATACGAGAGTTGAATTCAAGTTCTTCAACTTTCTTTCTGTATTCCTTATACGATATTTCTTTTTTGTTGAATGATTCTGTTAAAATAGTAAGCTCTTTTGTTGCTACATCTTGTGCAGCAGAAACATTTTTATCAGATTGAAGTTTGAGTTGTTTATATTGTATATCAAACCATGAAGTTGCAATATCATAAGATTGTTTGTAAAGGTCATTTTGAATATCAGCAATTTTAGCATTTTTCTTTGATTCTAGTTCAGCTAATGCTTCTTTAAGAAAGTCTGGTGCAACGGTCTTTTTTGCTTTTGCAACATCTGCATTATATTGAGTTATTGCCGCATCCTCTCTATCTTGATTGTATTTTGCATAAGCAGATATACGAGTATCAAAAGTATTTTGCTCATTTTCCATTACTTTTTTATCTGTAATTTGATGAATACGTATTTGTTCTTGTGCAGCTAATAATTGATATTCTGAATGTTTAAGATAAGAAGTTAATACTATCTTATTTACATCTTCAGCCAAATCATTTTCTATCTTTACAACTGCAACGGCATAATCTTTACGTGCCTGAAGTATTTCAGTTTCAGTTGCATTTGCATTAGATAAAACAGAAGTTCTTTTAGCTAAAGCTATATCAGCTTCTGCTTTTGATATTGCTCTTGTTGCAGCAATCCTTTGCTCTTCAGTAGACAACACATCATTTAATATCTTTTTATTATTATCTTTAATAATATTCAACCTTGCTTCTTCATTTATCAATGTTTGCTTTATTGCTTCTGTTGAAAAATATTTAGCTCGTTTTGCTCTTTCTTCATCCATTGCAGCTCCTGCATCTGTTTGCCCTTGAAGTGCATCGGTAATTGTACCCAATCTATCTTTTGCAGCATCAGTTTTACTATCAAGTAATTTCAACTCTTCATCAAGTCTTTCTCTATTTTTTTTCATGCCTGCAACAGCTCCAGATTTTGCTATCGCTTTAGCAACAAATCCCTCGAATGGTAATTTTTCTTCTTGTTTAACTTTTATCTTTTTATCTTGTTCTTCTATTTTATTTACTATTTTTTGTCTTTGCTCTGTAAAAGATTCAAGTTGTGTTACCAATGTAGCCTGTTCGGCAAAAGTAGATTTCGTGTCTGTAACACGATTATCAGCTCCTTCTTTTACAGCCTTGTTATATTTATCAATATCATCAGTTTGCTGTTTGTAATTTTCGCCACCAGCAGCAGCTAATTCTTTTTGTCTTTTAAGATAATCAGCATTATGTTTATCGCTTACCTCTAAAGCATCAGCTTGGTCTACTAATGCTTTATTCATGTTTTTTATACTTTCAGTCATTCTATTTTCATATTCAACAGCATCTTTCAAACTATCTTTGAAAAAACCAAGCTCTTCAACTACTTTCATAATTGCTTCACCTATAAGACCAAATATGCCAGCAATACCAAGTCCAGGAATAATATAAGCTAAATTACGAACAAGACTTAAATTATTAGTTAACATTTTTCCAAGATTCTCCATTGCACCGCCACTTGCACCAGTCTTACCAACTGCAGTATTAATTTTATCTATTGCTGTTGATACACCAGTTAATTCATTTGCAAGCTCATTTCGAGCAGCTTTAGGTGCACCGCTAATAAGAGCATTTTGATATCTTACTCTTAAATCGGCTCTTTGTTGCAAAAGTCTCTTATATAAATCATTTTCTTTAAGCATAGCCCTTCCATTAGCTTCAGCTGTTTGGTTTGCATCTTTAATCTTGTTTTTATTTTCTGTTTTTTCTTCAGCTACTAATTTTTTAAACCCAGACTCGTATTCATTATTAGCCTGAGTTTTTTTCTTTTGGTTTGCCTTTTCTTCTTCAGCTATTAATTTATTAAGTTCTCTTTCGTCTTCGAGAAGTTTCATCCTCTGCTGATACCTTGCGTTATTCTCTTGAGCATTTTTAATCATCTCCTTATTCACTTCTTGCAATTCAACCTTTGTAGCAACAGCGGCTTTAGCAACATCGCTTTCTGATGCAGCAATTTTAGCATTATTAGAAGCCACTTGAGCAGCCAAGTCGTTATGAGTCTTCATTGCAAGACCCAAATCTGTCATTTTTACCGTAAGTCCTTCTACTGCAACTTGTTGAGCTTTAGTTGCTGTAATGAGTTCTGATAACCCAGAAACATTTATAGGCGAAATTTTCATTCCGTCATACTTCTTGAGTTCATTATATAACCCTACGACTATCGCTTCTACCTGTGCTGCCTGTTCAGTAAGCTCTGGAATATTAAATCCTACTGAGAGCAAGTTTTGCTGACTCATCTTGTAATTGTTTAATTATGAGTGCTAATTCTTCAATGGTCGTTTTATCTCTATCAATATGAAAACCCTGCTTATTAAACGAATTGAGCATCTTTATAAATTCATGCCTTGTTTGTGTTTCTGTTTTTACTTCTTCTTTTTTTACTTCTTTCAATTTACCAAATTCAAATTCTTGATTTTTTAAATCCAATTCTTTTGCTCGTACCATACCAGAAACTCTTTTCAATTGACTCATGAATTTTTTCTCACTTCCATCCCATGTTATCTTGAAACCGTTCTTTTCAAACAAATCTAATCCATCTAAAAAAGGTTTATGAAATTCTTCAACATACATAGTTTGCATTGCAACTAAACATTTGAGAGTATATATAGTGTTTTTCAAATAGTTAATATATGTAAACAATTCAAACTCTTTAGAACTGTATAATCCAGCCAAATCTATATATTCAGAGTACGCTTCATCAAAATCTTCTTTTGAAAGTTCGGAATAGTCTTTACCAAACCACGCTCTCATAAAAGAATTTATAGTAATGTTTTCTACTTTCATTCGTAGAACAATTGATTTATTACTTGTTGAATATCTGGAGCAATTTCATTTTGATATAAATATTGCTCAGATTCATAGCTTAAATTTATTATAGCATCGCCACTTCTTTCTTTAATTAGCCAAATTAAAGTATTATTACTTTTAACTTCGAAATCATCATCTCCATTAAATTGCACATAAAGAGAATTGTAAAACTGTCCACTCATATAGTTTGTGATATGGTCTGTAATAGAACCAATACCTTGACCAAACACATCTTTTCTCCATAAAGTATATCGAGCATAATTATATGTCTTTTGTCCACGCCTCGTTAAATATACTCGTTCATCGTTTCCATCAAAACCTTTTGCAAGTTGAGATTGCACCATTTTAACAATCTCTTTTTCCTCTAACTTCAACTCAACCTCTACAACCTCTGGTATTTGAGGTGTGAAATTCATTAATTTCTTTATCAATTTTTCAAGACCGAACAACATATCTTAAAATTTAAAAAAGAGCGCACCGCATTTAAGATGCGCTCCCCAAAAATCAAAAATGGACAAATGCAAAGAATCAAGGCGTTGTTACTGTAACTGGAGAAATAGCAATTCCGTAAATATCATCAGCAGCCATATCTGCAGGTGTTGCACCAGATACCGTATATGCAGTTGCAGCAGTAAACGCACCAGCAAGTTCAATGGTAGTTCCAAGAACAGCAGCAGTTACAGGAACATCTGCACCAGTCGCAGCATTAATAACTGTAAAACCATCTGCCATTGCAACTAAATCAGCACCAAACTCAGCAGTTGCATCATCTCCGCAACAAGCATCTACTAAACCGACAATCAATTCGGATGTAGTATGAGGTCCAACATCAGTAAGTTCAAGGTCAATCAAACCTGTCAAGTCGAGCAACGGTTTAGCATCTTGCAAAAGAACCGCATTATCTACAAAATAATCAGGCATGTAACCTAATTGGAAATAAGACTTAGCTGGATTTTTCAAATCTGCCATGTCAATAGCTGGAGCAAACAAAGACGCTTTAAGACCGCCAAAAGTTCCGTCATGGTTGTCTTTGCATACAAGGTTTCCCTTAATGTCAACTTCCAATACTCTCATATCTGCATTATTGAAACTCTTTAAAACTTTGGCAAAACAAAGTCCACCATCAGTAGTAGAGAATAACTTTGCGTATTGAGAATAACTAACGAAAATAATAGTACCATCGTCAAGCGTAACAGTGTTATCTGTTCCCTTTGTATTAACCAATCCGTTTATAGGAATCTGGTTTCCGAACAAAGGGTAAATCTTATCGGGGGCATCTGCATGTACCCAATCTGTAAAAGCGGAAAGTATATCTGGATTATTTAAGTCGGCAAGCGTAAACTTGAACTTCTTATCCACGATAAACAACATTGCTGTTGCCGCAGGAAACAGATTAGAACCAGTGCCTGTGTTTTTAAGTTGTGAGCTTGTTTTACAAGCTCTTATTACAGCACTCATATCTAACAATATTTTGTTGAGTTAATTAAAAATTGTACGTTATCTAAGTTAATGCAATCCACGAAGTCGTTCATACCAGATATAGGAACTGTACCAAGAACATCTACCTTAGTGTGAATAATTGTATTCGGGTCTTTAGAACTCATGTGGTCGTCCTTTGCAAAATTTCTAAGAAAGCTTTCGTAAACAGGATATAGTATTGTCTTGAAAACGTTTTGATAACGAGCCATAGGTTCATTGTCAGGATTAGTCAGCGCAGCAATCGTAATTCTACGAATATTGCAATCTGCATAAAGACCTGTTACGCCACGCCTCTCAACAAACGGCATGTACAAAGCAATGAGTACATACTTGCTGCCTTTCAGCGTTACGCTATTGTCTTTATCTTTCAAGTTTTGAAGGATATTGATAGCATCTCCATAAGCATAATTTATTTCAATACCAAGTTCAAGTGCCGTATTTGCAACGATACTCCCTATAATATCTACTACGAAAACGCTATCTTCTTTCTTAGCCATCTTTTTTGTTTTTCCACAAAAAGAAAAATGATTATCCGATTACAAGTCAAAGTCGTTCACAGGTCGCAGCATCCATAAGTCTACTGGACTCCATTCAGGGTAAATGTCCAAATTGTTCTCCATATAGATTACAAACTCTCCCATTTGTGCAGAACAAGTGTTCCACGCTTCCATGTACTTCATATAAATAGGCATGATTTCAGCAGAGTCACCCTTTGGTCTCACTGTTCCAATTCCACTATTCCAAATTTGTTTATCTTTAATCCAATAGCAATAAACGTAGTAAGCAATAAGACTTCCTTTTACAGTATCTGAAATATTGTAAACGAGTCCTTGCCACTCGCCTATGCCATCAATCAAATCAACAAATCTTTGAGTAGTGTCATCTTCATCAAAGCTCGTCCAAAGTTCATAACCGAGCATCTGTTTTAACAGTTGTTTCTCGTGCTTGGCTATGAATAAATTCAAGCTTTCTTCTATTTCCGGTTTGGAAGTATTTGGGATATTTATATCTCCAACGAAGAACGAAACGTCAATTAGATTAGGCATTGCATTTAACTTTAAAGGTTAGCTTTCATCAGAACCATCTTCATCTGGCTCTTCGTAATCATCAGGTGTTTCTTGTGTCATTAAACCTTTCTCAATAAGCCTTTTTGCAGCATCTGGGTGCATCCTTACCGCTAAGCCTTGCTTGTGATAAATGTTCTTTTCAGTAGGGAACACTCTGATGAAATTTTCACTGTAGTTGTCTAAAGTGACTACCTTTTCCTTTGCCATTATATTAAAATTAAGAGTTTAAAAAATTGGTTTAGATTTAGCTTTCCATATTACGATTAAGGAGTTGCAGTTATTGCTGCAAGTACATTGGCAAAGCTATCATAAATGAAAGCGCCAGTGTACTGAGTATTAAAGAACTGATGAATTGCCATTTCACCAAGATACGTAATCAGGTTCTTGGTAAAGTCATCATTTTCCCAACCAAATGTGAGAATAAGTCCTTTGTAAATAAGAACCCTGTAATACTGCATAAATCCTGCTTGGAAGAAACCTACAGGGATACCTGGCTCTTCTACAACAGCAGCACCTGCAATTGTTCTTCCATCAGAAGTCACGAATGGAGGAAGCATGTAGTTACCACTGGTAGTAGCTTTGGTCAAATCCATGTTTGCGCTATCTACAGGATTAATGAATATAGTTATCGGGCCAGTGAGATTACCACTCCTTAACTGTGCAACGGCAGCCCTAAGAGCGTCCATGTAGTTAGGATTGGTAGTTTCAACACCAACCAAAGTGTAAGCAACAGACAAATTCCTGATACCAGTAGGCACTGTTGCAGAACCTGCACCTGCCAATAATGCGCTATTCAATGCAATAAGAATCTGATATCGAAGTTCATCTTTAATCAAAGTTTCCATACCCTTAACGTCCCAAAGAAGTTCCTGTGCAACCTTATCGGTAGCGGCAATCTTCTTGTAGTTGGATATGGCAGTTGTTAACTGAAAAGAAATTGCAGGTTTCAAAACTCCAGGCCCTACAAAACCGGCAGCTCCCTGAGGATTGGTTTTATTTACCCAAGCGTAAACAGGAGAATCAGTTGCGCCTTTGGTTACGTAATCCCAAAAAGTAGGCTGAACCCTTACCACATCATGCACTCCTGGCTCGTAAAAAGGCACTGGTAAACCAGTTCCAACATACGTATTAGAAGGCAGCATTGGGCTCGTTGCAACACGAGTATTAAGTTCCAATGGTTCTAAAGCCATTTTCTTTTTGTTGCGTATGCCTTCAAGAGCAGTTTTATTGGTTTCAACCCAAGCTTCAATCTGTCCACGCAAAGTAAGCTGTTTGTCACCTGCTTTATTTGCACGAGTTTCAAATTCAAGCATTTGTTCATCAAGTTTAGAAAAACGAGCAAGAACTCCAGTTTTTTCATCACACAGGGAACGAACAGCTTCAAGAGGAAGTGTTTTCCAAGCTTCGCTCATTT